AGCCTGTGATGCTTTTCAAAACAGAGTATCCAATGGCATGAATTTGAGCGATAGGGTTTGGAAACTAAGCAGTCAGTTTAAAACTGAACTGGAAATGAACCTCGACCTTGGTTTGAGGGCGGGAAAATCGGCATCGGAAATGTCGCGCGATATTCGGTCGCACCTCAAAGAGCCAAACAAACTATTCCGTAGAGTGGCAGACGAACACGGCATGTTGCACCTATCCACCAATGCCAAAGTGTACAAGCCCGGGCAAGGAGTGTATAGGAGTTCGTATAAAAATGCTATGCGGCTTACCATTACCGAAACCAACATGGCATACCGTAACGCAGACCATGAGCGGTGGCAACAGCTGGATTTTGTGGTGGGGTTTGAGGTTAGAACATCGGTAAACAATCATCCTGTGTTTGACATCTGCGATCATTTAACAGGCAAATACCCAAAATCATTTGTTTTTAACGGTTGGCATCCACACTGTAGATGTTTTGCCACTGCCATACAGCAGACCGACGAAGAGTTTATTGCAGACACCAAGCGCATTATGCAGGGCGAGCAGCCCTCTGGCGATAGTGTGAATATGGTGAGCAACACACCTAAAGGTTTTAACGATTGGATAGCAGACAACAAAGAGCGCATCATTACTGCCAAATCAAAACCATATTTTATTAAAGATAACTTTTCGGGTGGGGATATTACCAAGGGATTGAGGTTTGAAACAAAGGTGGCAGAGATGGGGAAAAATATTGTTAAAAACAAATCAAATATTGATAATGTTATATCAAAATTGGAAAATGCAAAAGTTGAGTATAATGAAGTAAAATATTTGAATAAAGAATTAGAAGAGCGGGATATTATTGAACGAATTTCAGGTGGTGATATGACCAAGGGGTCTTGCTCATCGCTTGCCTTTGCATACGCTGGAAATAAGGGTGGATTAGACGTTCTTGATTTTAGAGATGGGATGAGTAGAAAAATTCTAGCTATGCAAAACAACATTATGGAAATAGCAGAAAAAGTAGGCGGTGTTGTTGCTAAAAACATAAATGATTTCAAAAAGGCTACAGAGCTACTAAGCACAGTTGTAGATGGTAAAGAGTATTATTTTACATGTGGTTCTCATGCGGCAATAATTCGTAAAACTAGCGGTGTTTATGAGTATTTAGAACTTCAATCAAGAGATATAAATGGTTTTAAAACATTGACAAAGGAAACATTAAAACAAAGGTTCGGAGCTAAACAGTCACGCTCTTTTGGTGGGAGAAAATACGAAACGCAAGATTGTATAATTGACATTGAATTATTAAGAAAAGAGGAAGGATTTAGAAAATTGCTTGGCTATATAAATACGGCATCTGGAAGTCAGAAAAAAGGAATTACAGGGTCTATAAAGTAGACCCTGTAATTCTATTGTCTATCCGAAAAGAACTCACGCCAATACTCGTTTTCACTATCAAATATGTATTTCTCTTTTTCTGTAAGGTTGTGCGGATAATCGGCAAAAAGGTTATATATTTTCACTTTGTCAAAGGTGAAAAGGTGTTCGCCTATGTTATCCACATTGTCAACCCAAAAAATTTTATCGGACTTATTGTTTTTGTAAAAATCGTATTCCATATTTTTTATTATTTCTATCTTGTTTTTAAACTCCTAATATAATTATTTGATTGTCTATTTTAATCAAGAGCAAATATACAACATTTTTTCATTATTAAGATAAATAAAAAATTTATGTGATTATATTATAATCATTTATAAATTTGAATTATATTTGCACCAAATTAAAATTCACTTAACAGAGGGAATATGAAAACAAAACTTATTGAGGGCTTGAAAACCAAATTTGATGGGGTTCAGGACAGTGTATTGAACAGGATAGCCGAAAAGTTGGCAAAGACTGTAGCAAATGAAGATGGTGTGGCAACCGCAATAGAGGGGGTTACGCTACAACAAGTAATAGATAGTTATGCCGACAGTAGGGCTACGGAGGCTACGCAAAGCGCAGTATCTAACTACGAGAAAAAGCACAACATCAAAGACGGTAAACTGGTAGTGGCAGACCCTAAACCTGCCGACCAAAAAACAGTGATTGAAAATGATGACACACCTGCATGGGCCAAAGGACTTATTGAGAGCAATAAAGTACTATCGGAAAAACTTGCAGCCATAGAGGGCGAAAAGATGGTGAAATCTCGCAAAGAGTTGCTTGATGCTGCTATTGAGAAAGCCCCAGACCATTTGAAATCTCGCTACACTAAGGACTTTGACCGCTTGAATTTTAAAGACGATGCGGAATACCAAGAATGGTTGACGGACTTAAAAACTGATGCTGAAACCTATGCAGCAGAAATGACAGCGCAAGGTATAGTTTTTACCAAACCTAAAGGGGGTGGTGGTACTAATCCGGATGCTAAACCAAGTGCAGAGGTGCAAGCACGAATTGACAAAAATAATGCGGTAACGGTAGAACCCGCAATTAAAGGACTACCAACCAAATAATTAAACCAATATGGACGTTAATTTTAGCGTAGTAGATGCAACGGAGGTAGAACCTGTTGTGTTTGAACAAATTTTAGGCGAAAAACCAGGCGGTGGAATTGTGGCTAATCCTGCATTTGATATTGTTACTGGTACTGCCGTGGGTTATGATTCGGGGGCGTTGAAACCTATCAAAGCTTACAGACTTGTAAAAGCTGTAGCATCGGGCGATACTACCATTGAAATAGCCAAAGGAAGTGGCGTGTTAGTGGGCGATATTATTGCCAATGTAAAAAAAGGTGTCGCTTGTACTGCCGTGGATAGCTCCAACGCTACTAAAGATGTGGTAACTGTTACCATGGGTGTGGCTATTGCCAACGATACGGTATTGTATCAGGCAGCTGGCGCGAGTGCTAGTGCGGCTGTGCCTGTTTACACACCGTCATTTTTAACTGGTGCTAAAGTGCTTGCCGGAAAAGGCGACCAAGCGGTGAAACTTGTAAATTTTGCCAACGTGAGAAAAGAAACGGTAAATGCTTCGGCGGAAGTGATTGCCTTGTTACAAACCATTAAAACCGTATAATCATGTTAAAACCATTATTTGACCTGGACCAAGTGGGAATGAATGCGGAAGTTAATTCCTACAAGCCCGGAGTGGGTTTGGTATGGGCTACGCTTTTTCCATTAAAATATACGCCTAAATTCGACCTAAAAGGTATTGAGGGCAATGAGGGCATTCCTGTATCGGCCGACCGTGTGGCATTCAACGTAAAAGCACCATTGAAAACTCGTAAAACGGTAGGTTCATGGAGCGGACAGTTGGGTAAATACGCTATTTCTAAAGAGAAAGGCGAAATTGAAATCAACGAGTACAAGGATTTGAAAGTTATTTCGGCCAATAACCAACAAGACAAGGCTACGGCTCAATATCTTGTGGATTTGGTGTATGACGACATCAAAGCTTGTGCCGATGGTATTGATTATAAAGTGGAAATTGATGCTTTGCGCATTGGTTCATCCGGTAAGCAAACTTTCCCTGCATCTATTGAGGGCGAAATGGCTACTGCTGACGAAATCAACTTTAACATCCCTGCCGAAAACTTTGTGGGTGTGGCTAAGGTATGGAGTGATCCTACTGCCGACGGTATTGCCGATATTGTGAAAATGCAAAAAGAGATTGTGAAAAAGGGTTTGAAAAAACCACTTTGGGTAATTATTGAAAGTTCAAAATTTGAGCAACTATTGGCGCAAGCTCCAACCTCAAAACGTATTGCCTCGGTAATAGTTAACGTGGCAGGATTGGCATCTACAGAGGTGTTGAGCGTGGACAATGTGAATGCGTACCAACGTGCTAAGGGTTATCCACAATTTTTGGTAATTGATAGTTATGCTACTATTGAGGACAAAAAAGGTGCTCAAACTACCATTAAACCATGGAACGAAAAAGTATGTGTGTTATCGCCACTTCCACAGCTTGGGTACACGTACTACAAGCCTGTGCCAATGGTAGAAAACACGGCTGCACTGCAAGCGCAAGGCACTTATGCCAAAACTACTGTGTATTCGGCATTGAACCCGATGTTGGAGGTTACCATGTCGGAGGCTTATGTGCAACCTGCACTTATCAACCGTGCATCGTTGGTATTTATGAACACTGAGAGTGTGACTGTGTGGAACGCTGGTAACTAATAATTACTGACCAAATGAGTTACACAGTTTTAGATGCTCTTAAAGGTGTACATTCCTATCCTGTTCAAGCGAAATACCTGCAAAGGGTTTCGCTTGAAAGGGGTTTGAGTTTGACCAACGAAATGACGACCGATATACTGCATTCTAATAATTTCAGGCTGGCGGAGGCTGATATTATGATATGGGTGGCTACTGCTCCTAATGTTACGGAGGGCGGTGTGCAAATAGCATTGTTGGCACAAGATAGATTGGAGCTAAGGGTGCGGGCGAATGACATCTATAGAACTGTATTGGGTACTGAACCTACTAAAAGCGTTTACGGCGATAAGGGAGACACGATATGATTATTAACGGAACTGTACAGTGCGAGACAATTACAGGCGGTGGCACTGCTACCAATGGTGATACTATACCCGCTATACCTACATGGGGTGAGCCTATAGAGTGCAACATTAAAGCAAGTAGTGGTACGGGTAGGTACGAGGATGGGGTTTTTAAAATACCATCGTACGAGGTACTGATAGAAACGCAAGACTTTGCAGCCGACCGTGTGCAACTTACCGACAGCCGTAATACAGTTTTGGGAGCGTTCCAAGTGCAGGATATTCAGTTTTTGGACTTTGCGGGTATGGTGAAAATAAGGCTGTAATGGGAATTAGACAAACCACACCGCAAGCGGAAATAGATGACTACATTCGTAAGCAAACTGCCAATTATGAGAAAGCTCTCATAAGGGTAATGCTAAAAGTGGGTGAGGATTGTATTACAATAGCTAAGCTGAATAATACATACCAGGATCAAACTGGCAATTTGCGAAGTTCCATAGGATACTTGCTTGTAAAGGATGGTGTGATTATTAACCAGGGCGGTTTTGACGAATATGGATTTGGTAACGAGGACATAGATGGAAAAGCTGAGGGGAGTGTTTATGCAAAATCTCTTGTAGCACGTTATCCATTTGGCGTTGCGCTAATAGTAGTGGCTGGGATGAAGTATGCCGGATATGTGGAGGCTATGGGTTACGACGTGTTATCGGGCACTGAACTGTATGCCAACGAAAGAGTGAATTATTTATTGAAACAATTACAATGAGAAAAACTGGTGGCGAAATAGAGTTGGATGTTTTTAACCTACTTGTAAATAGTGGATTGAAAACCGCTTTGAGTGGCTCTGTGTATTCATCGGGGGCACGACCAGCCAACTCCACCGTGGAGGATGCTGTAGTTTCTTTTCTGACAGGGTTGGATGGCGATATTCAAACCGGTATTGTGAATGTGAATGTATATGTGCCTAATGTTTACAGTGGCACTAAGGATGGAGCTACAGTAAAAAATACGAGCCGATGCAGGGAAATAGAAATAGTGGTGAATAATATCATTCAATCTAACTCCATGAATGGTGACTATCTGTTTGAATTGGATAAAATGATTCAGACTTATGAGGTGGTAGGGCTGGGTCAGCATTTTGTTAATTGCAGAATTAAATTTAGATTATCAACTTATTAAAATAAAAAAAATTATGGCAACATTATCATGGGGGAAACCCTTACTTGAAGTTTGTGCTTATGTGGCTGGTGTAATGCCCGCAAGTCCTGTTTGGACTGCATTGCCGTTGAGCAAACAAGATTCTACAAAACTCACCACCGCCAAAGGTGCAAAAACCGAAATGAAAGGCGAGGGTGGCGAATTAATAGATGTTCACTTTGAAAGAAACAGTTACATGTTGGAAACTGAAATCCCTTTTCAAAGAGGTGCAACAAAACCAATTGCTGACACTGACGGCAAGGTAGCAGTAAATTACGCCATACGGTTAACGCCCGAGGATAATACTTTGCAAGGCTTTATTATTGATAAGGCATCAGTGCAAGTAGAGGAGACATGGAGTGCTAAGGAGGGTAATTTGTTAAAGTATTCTTTTGATGCTTTAGTGCCAGCTACAGGCAATTTATTGAAACCATATACCAAGCCGTAATTGGATTGGTTGACAAACGGAAAGACGGACTTACTGGTGGAGGTTAACCAGTTCATGCAGATTAGAGCAGTCTGGTAGCTCGTTTGGTTCATACCCAAAAGGTCATAGGTTCAAATCCTA